AAATGCCGAGGTTATCAAACAATACGGCACTACTGCATTCGCAGACCTAACCGATCCAGTTGGTGATACGGTATTCGATTCTATCAACAAAGATTCTCGCTGGTGCATGCCTAGTGACAAGAAGAACGTCCTAGCAACCACCCGTGAGGATGAGCTGCGTACAATCATCAATACCACCAACCCGCTAGTTATGGGTCAAGCTGCTGCACTTGCGCGCCTATACGATGCGACGATTATGGCTGCTGCTATCGGCACTAACCAAACTGGTAAGTACGATAACTTGCAATCTACTCCGCTTCCTGCGTCTCAAATTATCAACTCAACAGCTACAGGTGTTGCATTCTCCCTAGCCTTCGTAAAAGAAGCTAAGAAGAAAATGGACGAAGCTAACGTGTCTAAGATGGGTCGTTATATCGCCGTATCTCCTGACCAAATGAGTCGATTGATGGATGACCCAGAAGTGACCAGTTCTGACTACAACACAGTTAAGGCGCTGGTTCAGGGTGAGATTAATACTTACCTTGGCTTTACCTGGATCATGTCTACGTCAATTCCAGTTGCTGGTGATATTGAATCGGCAGTTTGCTGGCAGATGACTGGTCTATGCCTTGGTTTGTGGGCGCGCGATGGTCGTCGCGTATTCTCTCGCATCGATGAGCGTAAAGATAAAAACTACTTAACTCAGGTTTACTCTAAAGTAACTCTGGGTGCTACACGTACCGAAGAGGTTAAAGTAGTTGAGATTCGCTCAGATAAGACAGCGGCATAATTAATTGAGGGCTTCGGCCCTCCTTCTTTTCGAGGTGATACATGGCACGTCCAAAGAAAGAACCATCGCATGACGTTTATTCTATTGATGGCCGCAAAGTTGAAAAGTCAGAAATGATTCACGACGGCGATCAAGTTCAAGTTCTAATCCCTAAAAACACTCCTTACGTTCAAGTACGCCGAGCGCTTGAGATTGCTCTGCTAAGGGTTCGCTAATGCCTTCACAAGTCGATCTCTGCAATAAGGCGCTTCGTCGTTTGGGTGAAGATCCAATTGTTGCATTAGACCAAAATTCTATATGGGGTCGTCGTTGTCTTGCGGCCCTTCCTGAAGTTATTCGCACTGTATTGTCGCTAGACACCTGGCGCTCAGTCACAAAGCGCGCTGAGTTAGCGGCTGAGTCTGCAAAGCCAATTGGCTACACATCTGCATATCCTCTGCCTTCTGACTGTCTTAGATTAGCTGCACTTAAACAAAGTCAGTATCAAGATTGGTCTATTGAAGGGAATAAGATTCTAACCCAGAAAGATACAGATCAAACTCTAGAGATAATGTATGTCTCTGAAGAGACTGACCCTAACAAGTTTACGCCGACACTTTACGAGGCTATTGCTTTGGGTTTGGCGCATGAGTTATCAGGGTATTCGACTGCAACAAACGTAGCAAAAGATGACATATATCAATTTTACCTGCTTGCTGTGTCGGCGGCACAAGAGGTAAACAACAAAGAAAACCCGGTTCAATATCTATCTAGCACTTCTTGGGTGGATGCACGAATATCTAGCCTTGATAGAACTTTATACGGTCAATATGGTGAGTAGTAATGAAATCAACATTAATGAAGTTGAACTTCAATGGAGGAGAGCTTAGCCCCCTTCTAGATGGAAGGGTTGACTACCCTAAATACTCATCCGGCTGTAAGCAGATGAATAACTTTGTTCCCACTGTTTACGGCCCAATGACAAAGCGCCCTGGCACTAGGTTTGTAGAAGACTTAGGTGGTGAGGCGGTTTTATATCCTTTCGAGTTCTCAGAATCCCAAGCATACATCTTTGCGTTTAAAAGCCTAACTATCGAGGTGTTTACTCTTGATGGAAGGCTTCTTGATGGTGGCGGAATTCCAGTTTCCCTAACTAACCCATACACACTTGATCAATCAAAAGAGCTAAAGTTTGCCCAAACTGGTGACTTGGTTTACTTCACGCACCCAACTGGCGGAATGGTTAAGATATCAAGAACTGCTGTAGATGCATTTACTGTCGAGACGTTCGAACCAATGAATGGCCCGTTTCAAGATGTTAACGATATTGACGACCTTACTCTAAAGGTTGCTCCAGTTACTATTGATGGCGACGGAAACGCAACAGAGGTTGATATTGTCGCTAGTGACTTGATATTTACTCTTAATGATATCGGGGCGTTCATTCAGATAGGTTACATTCCGTCAACCAAGTATGACAGCTGGTTCCCTGCTGAAGGAACATGGGCTGTAGGTGATTACTTACAATATGAGAATAGAATCTATGAGGTCACGGCGGGTAGCGGTGCGACGGGCAAGCGTGCGCCATTGCATGAAAGGGGTGAAGAGTCGGACGGGAACCTTACCCTCAAATACATATCGAACGGGTTTGGTTACGCAAAAATCAAAGGAATCGGAGCAGAACCAAGCGCAACAGCAAACTGTGAAGTAATAAAAACTTTTCCACCTCAGATTGTTGGTGATCAAATAATACCACCAACCTATGGCATTGAAACGCCGGAGTGGTACTGGGGTGCATTTGGCGGTCGATTTGGCTGGCCTAGCGCAATAGTATTCCATCAACAAAGAATGGTACTTGGTGGCTCATTGGAGCAGCCGCAGACTATATGGGGAGGCGTGATAGCGGACATTGAAAACTTCCAAGAAGGCACAGAAGATGATCAAGCTTACGAATTCACCATTGCAGCAAATAAGAAAAACCCTATCGCATGGCTTGCGTCGAACGTCATACTTAATATTGGCACTTTGGGTGGCGAGTTCTTTGCTAGCTCAAGCGGCGCAAGCATTACTCCATCGGATGTTGATATTCAGCAAATCGGAACGTACGGAAGCGCAGAAACGCCAGCGCCATTAATAGCCAATGGCTTCACGATATTTGTTCAAGCCGGAGGAAAGAAACTTAGAGAGCTTAGGTTCCAAGAGGAAACGCAGCGTAACTTTGCTAGAGACTTAAACAAAGTGGCTGAGCATATTTCTGGTGCTGGTATAAAACAAATAGTATACCAAGCTGAGCCGTATCAGGTTGTATGGGTAATCATTGGTCAGGAGCTTTACGCTTTAACTTATGAGACTGATGAGGATGTTTACGCATGGTCGCGTCAATCTGTTGGTAATGTTCAGTCAATAGCAACAATACCAAATAGCGGCGATGATAGATTATGGATGATAGTGGAGCGCGAAGGGAGTTACTACATAGAGTATTTGACAAAGTTCTATCGAAGCTCTGACAATTTAGTTGATGCTTGCTTTGTCGATTCATCCTTAACTTACGATGGGCCAGAGATTCAAACTCTAACGGGTCTAGGTCATCTGGAAGGCAAGACGGTATCGATACTAAATGAAGGTTCTGTTGGTCCTCAAAGAGTTGTTACTGGCGGACAAATAACGCTTCAATACCCAACAACAAAATGCGTGATTGGTCTTCCTATTGTTTCAGAATGGCAATCAATGAGATTTGAAGGTGGGTCTAATGACGGCGTTGGGCAAGGAAAGAGCAAGCGAGTAAACGAGATAATTCTACGACTTGATACAACAGGTGCGGGACTTACTTATGGTAAGGGTAATTTAGACTTAGATTTTGAGCAGGGATATTCTGGTTACATTCCTGTCAGAAACACTAATGACAATATGGATGGTCCGCCTAGTTTATTCGATGGTGATACTTATAGACAGCCAATGACAGGCGGAACCGATCAGCAATTTATGTGCAGGTTGGAGCATTCCGAGCCGGTACCGTGTACAATTATCTCATTGATTTTCGGAGTGGACACCCATCAATGATGAAACCATTAAATCCTAGTGACGTGAGGTTACTAGAAGTTCAGCCAGCACAGGAGTATTACAAGGGACATCTAACGGAGGGTGTCCTTTCTCAATTGCAGGGTGATAACTTTACCTACTGGGAGGATGGTAAGGTAAAAGCATTAATTGGAATGCAGCATCAATGGAAAGGTCGGGCGATTGTGTGGGCTTTAATTGGCGATGTGAAATCATGGATTAGGTTTCACCGGGAAACGAAAGGTATTATGAAAGAGTACATTTCTAAACGTGGTATACTTAGGTTAGAAATGACGACAGAGGTCGGGTTTGTTGAGTCTGAACGTTGGGCGCGTATGTTAGGTTTTGAAGAGGAATCTATTTTGAAAAGGTACGGGCCGGACGGTAAAGACCATAAGATGATGGTGAGACTATGAGTGCAGCGGCGGCGATAGGTGCGGCGACAGGTTTGAATGTTATCGGTGGCTTTCTTGGTGCTGAGGAGCAAAAGGCCGGATTAGAAAACCAGGCTAGGGCTTTGGAGCTTCGTGCTGATGCCTTGGAAAAAGAAGGTTTCGCACAAGAGACGGCGATTCGTAGACAAAAAGATCAAGTGATTGGTCAGCAAAGAAGCGCGGCGGCGGGTTCCGGTGTTGATGTTACTACCGGGTCAGTATTGGACGTGATCGAGGATTCAGCATTCAATATTGAGATGGATGCGATGACAACCCGGACAAGTTACGCAAATCAAGCGCTGGCTATGAGGCAAGAGGCCGCAATGACTCGCGCCGCTAAGCCTTCGGGTCTATCTACTTTACTTGGCGCTGCTGGCACTGCCGCTGGCGGTTACGCTCAATACAAAATGTTTAAATAGGTGAATCATGGCCAAGTTACCCCAATACAGACAACAAGTAGTTGAGCAACAGTTTTCACCCGGTGCAGCGCCGGTTGATCGCTCTATGTCGCAAGCGCTGGGACAAGCCGCTCAAGGTCTATCACAATTTGCAAAAGCGCAAGATGTAATGATGCAGCGAGAAGCGCGTGATTACACCCTAGAGACACAGAACTCTACAGCGGTTGGGCTTACTGCCGAGAAAGAAAGGCTTTCAAATGAGTCAGCGAGTGGCAAGGAATATCTTGATGGAGTCAAAACTTACATTGACTCGCAAAGAAACATTGCAATGGAGAAAGCTCCGAGCGAGAGGGCGGCTAACAGCGTAAAAGAGTATTACGACTCACTAGAATCTAGCGAGTTGCAAAGGGCTATCCCTATTGCATCTCAAATGACCGCAAAGAAAACGGCCAGCGCAGTTAAAACAAATATCAACATTCTGACCAATCAGGTTTATCGAGATCCGACTAGTTACCAGCAAAATCTTGAGCAAGGAATTAAGACCATTCAAGAATCCGATCTTGATGAAAGTTTAAAGTCTCAAGCGATAACAGAATACACCAATCAACTTAACGTACAGAGAGTACAGGGTTTAACGACAATTGAACCTAAAGAGGCGCTAAGAGGCTTGGAAGGTGGGGAGTACGACGGCGTATTGACACCACAGCAACTAACATCATTGACTGAATCTGCACGCAGACAAGTAGCGGCAGAAGAGAAGCAAAGAGAGATTGACGCAAAGACTAGGGTTGCTGAGGCTCAAAAGGAAGAGTCTGCAAAAAATGCAGTCCTTCAGAGCGAGCTAGAAATAGGTATTGCCAGAGGTGAGGCGGGATATGCAGAGGTTGAGCGAGCCTTTGAATCTGGAATTATTACGCCAGCAAAACGAACGCAACTTACCCTTGCCATTGATAATCGCGTGGAAGCACAAAACAAATTAAACCTTGGTATTGCTGGGGTTAGCGCCGCTATCAATGGAGGTCAGCCACTGGATTACACAAACACCGATCATCAAAAGGCGGTTGACGCTTATTACGAAGCAATGCCGGACAAATCAATCGGGTCGGTATTGACTGTTGTTTCTGCGACTAAGGTCATTCCTAGTCAAGTCGAAACGTCTTTAAACGCGAACCTTCGAGGTAATCCAGAGCAAAGAGTTGAGGCAGCCAATGTTCTATCAATGTTAAATGCAAGTGCGCCAGAGGTTGCAGCTTCATTACCTGCTGACACTAAAGCTATGGGTATCGGTATATCTCGCCTGGTTGCGGCTGGGGTTGACCCTGGTCGAGCCAGTGAGCTTGTATTTAACTCTGTATACAACACAACTAAAGAGCAGAAAGAAGTATTAAAAACTCAATTAACCCAGAAAGACATGACAAACAAAAAAGCCAGCGGATTTAAAAAAGCCGTTAGCAAGGTTAGTGATAGTTTCTTTAGCCCAAAGAGAACGCCCTCAATGAACGCTATGGAGGCGGAGTTTAACACGGCGGTAAATGACTATTACTTGTTAACTCATGACATTGACACGGCTATGGAGTTGGCCTCTACTGATGTTAGTAAGGTGTGGGGATCTACCTGGGTGGATGGAAAGGAGCGTGTGATGAAGTACGCCCCAGAGAAGATTTACGGCAACGGCAAAAAGTCAGAATGGATTTATAAACAACTTGGCTCTGAGCTTTCAGAGGTTGGCGTCACTGGTAAATACACACTTCAGGCTGACGCAACAACAGCAAGGGAAGATAAACCGTCATACATGATCATGACAGAGCAAGATGGAGTAATGATGCCATTAATGATAGATGGTCAAATTCAGAGGTACACACCTGACTTTTCTATCACTGAAGATGCTAAACTACTAGAGCAACAAAAAGTCGAATCCGTACAGAAGGCACGCCAGAAAGAGGCAATTCTGAAGGGTTACGGCGGTAAATTCCCTGAGCCTAAATATGGCTCGTACGGTTATGAGGTAAGCAATGCCAATTAAGCCACAAGAAAACGCTGCTCTAGGTTACGTGAACACCTACCTACCAAAAGAGGATGTAGGTTTTTTTGATGTCATTAGCGCAGCATTTCAAACTGAAAACTCTATAGGTTCGGCAATATCAAGGGGGCGAAATCCAGACTTTGATTACAAGCCATACAACTACATGACAGCCAATCCCAATTCCAGAATAGATAATCTCAATAATTCAGATTATGAGCCTCTGGATGATATTCAGGGTTATGAGGAGCATGCTTCTGCGTTTATTGGTGCGTCAAAAGAAAAGTCTACCTGGTTGAAAGGCAATATAGATAGGCAGCGTGAATCAAGAGCTGATTTAGAGGCCGCTGGCTTTGGTGGTATGGCCGCGTCATTTGCTGCTGGCGTTCTGGATCCTATTCAATGGGCGACATTCGGCCCCGGTTCTGCACTCTTAAAGGGTGGAACGATGGCTGCTTTTACAAAGACAGCAGTTGCTACCGGTACAGGTGCTGCGTTAACTGAACTTGCCCTGCACTCAACACAGGAAGAAAGAACGGTAGAGGAGTCTGCCTTTGCTATTGGTGGCGCTGGCTTGTTGGGTGGTGTTCTTGGTAGTGCTGCAAGCGTACTGTCTAAGAAAGAAATCGATCCACTAATTAAGCAGGTAACAAAAGAAGTTGAGGATACGCCATCAATTAACCCTAGACATGCCGGTGCTGCTGAGGTTCAACAAACATCACTTAAAGAAGAGTCTCTGGTCAGTGTGGCTGGCTTAGAGAAGACGGTTAAAATTAATCCGTTTGGGCGGGTTGCCTTGAGTGATTCAGTTGTTGCTCGCCGTACTGTTCAAGACCTGGCAGAAAACAATTATTACTTCGAGAAGAATCTAGATGGCAGAGCTACGGGTCAGGCTGTAGAGACATCCATCAAGTCATATAATGCACTTAGCGGAATGGCTAGTGAAAACTTGGATAAAGCGTTTTTACAGTACCGAGGTAAGACAGGTTCTGGAATTACCTCAAGGGTAGCAACACAAGCGCGAGACTTAATGGGGTCTGGAGCGAGAGAAGGTAAATTAACGTATGGTCAGTTTAAAGAGGAAATCTCCAAGGCAATGCGTAACGGAGATGTTCACGACATCCCAGAAGTTCAGCAAGCAGCAAAGTACTACAGAAAGAACGTATTTGATCCAGTGAAGAAGTCTGCAATCGAGCAAGGTCTATTACCAGAAGATGTTGATGTAAAATTCGCAGACTCATACTTAACTCGCGTTTATAACTTCGAGAAGTTGCGCGCCCAACCTAACCAATTCAAGAAGATTGTCACCGATTGGTTTAGGTCCACAGGTAATGACTTGGAAGCTCCGGCGGAGTTAAGTAAGCGAATTACCGAGCGTGCAGAAGTAATCGACGAAACAAGCGGTAGATTTGCCAACGCCAGACAAGCGGCACAGGGTCTTAACGATGAAATAAAGCGATTACGAGATCTAAAGAAAGCATCTGAGGATGAGATTAAACTCGTCCCGAAAGGCAGGATGGACGCTAAGCGCAAGCAAGGATTGATTGATGAAGCGAAAACTTTTAAGACTAAAATTGCAGAGGCGCAAAAGCAACTTTCTAAGGCAGTCAAAGAGCGAGAGGCGATCAAAAAAGAATTGTCAGAGGTAAAGAAGGCACAGAGAAAAGATAAGTCAGACTACAAGAAGTCTAACTTCATTAATAACCAAGGGCTGTTAAAGGGCTTGGCTGATGATGTGTACGACAATATTTTAAATACTCCTGGTGGCATTGTGCCAAAGAACGTAATCCCTGAAGGTTCGCCGTTTAAGTCTCGTACTCTTCCAATTCCTGATAAGCAGTTAGCGGAATTCCTAGAGAATGACATTGAGACGGTGGCAGAGTTTTACATGCGTTCTACTGCTCCGCAAATTGAAATGACCAAGAAGTTTGGTGACAAGGACATGAAAGGAGTCTTTGAAGAGATTGCCTTCGACTACCAACAGAAGATAGAAAAGAATCCTAGCCAATCCAAAAAACTAATGGATGAACGCGACAGGGTATTGACTGACCTTTCAGCAATGAGAGATCAACTTTACGGCGTGTATAACGTCCCGGCAGATCCAACCTCATTCTGGATGAGAGCTAACAAAACAACACGAAATCTTCAGTTCTTATCTAAGCTTGGTGGAATGATGCTTTCCTCAATTCCCGACTTGGCAAGGCCAATAATGGTCCACGGGCTAAAGCAGAATGCCAAGATGTTTAAGGCTCTTGTGTCCTCTCCAGTAAAGGCTAAGATGGGGATGCAGGAGGCAAAGGTTAACGCTGCTATATTTGAGATGATACAGTCCACACGAGCAAATGCCATCGCTGACATTGGTGATATGTACAAGCAGGGAACTAAATTTGAAAAGTCGGTAGAGGGTATGTCAAACACATTTGGGGCGGCATCTCTAATGTCACCTTGGAACCAGATGCTAAAGCAATGGGCCGGATTCGTGTCTAGTGACGCAGTTCTGAGGAACGTTGTTAAGTGGTCGGACGGCACTATATCAAGCTCTGGAAAAAAGAAACTGGCACAGCTTGGTATAGGCGAGAATGAAGCGAAGCTTATAGCTGAACAGGTAAATAAGCATTCTGATAAAGGTGATGTATGGTTAGCTAATGCTGGCGAGTGGGATAAAGAAATCGCACAGATATTTAAGAACGCAATCATTAAGGATACTGATTCGATGATCGTAACTCCTGGAGTTGGCGATATTCCTCTATGGATGCGCTCGCCAACTGGTAAGTTGATAGGTCAATTTAAATCCTTTGTGTTCGCTTCTCACAATCGCATGTTGATTGCAGGCCTACAGCAAAGAGACGCCGCTTTCTTTAACGGCCTAATGCTATCTATGGGGCTTGGTGCAATGACTTATGCAATGAAAGAGATTGTTAGAGGTGAAGAGCCTAGCACTGACCCTGAAAAAATCCTGTCAGAAGCGGTGGATTATTCCGGCGTGTTCGCATTAATGGCAGAGACAAACGGCATCGTAGAGAAAGCGACTCGCGGAAATGTTGGCATTAACGCACTAACAGGAAACCCGCCAATGTCGCGCTATGCAAGTCGAAACTTTACTAGCTCTATACTGGGCCCGACATTTGGTACTCTAGAAGATGTGGGGACGGTATTTGGTGGGGTTGGTATGCAGATAGGTAGAGAGCCTGAAGGGTTTACACAGAGGGACTTGAGGGCGCTGCGGAGGCTATTGCCATATCAGAATTTATGGTACACGCGCAATCTGTTAAACTATGTAGAAGAACAAACTGCTGAGACAATGGGGATCCCACAATGACAGTAGCAACCACAGAACGAAAACAGAGCTTTACGACTAACGGGGTTACTGTTAACTTCCCGTTCACATTTAAAGCGACAGACGAAAATCAAATCTATTGCCAATACACCCCAGATGGAGGCAATACAGCTGACTACACTAATTTTACTGTAGTCCTTCAAGAGGTTGGGGGAACAGTTACCACTAACGACGTGCTGGTAAGTGGTACGCTGTTGGTTTACCGAATTGTCCCATTAACACAGAACACTGATTATGTTGAGGGCGGTAGATTCCCGGCTGAATCTCATGAAGCGGCACTGGATAAGCTTACTCTTATTGACCAAGATCAACAGGAGGACATTAGCCGAGCGCTAAAGGGTCCAATTGGAAAGGACAACCCATACACACTTGCCGAGACTTTAACGGAAGATGAATTGCTAATCATGCGGTCTAATGAGATTAAGTCTTCAGGAACAACGATTGATGACTTAAACAACGCAATAGACAATGCAAATAATGCAGCTCAGAATGCAGAGAAGGTATTGATTAACCTTCCATCTGGACAATGGGCAGCTGGCATTACATTCAACTCTGCTAATGAGTTTATGAACTTTAATGGTGTAGGTTACACGCCACTACCAACGACAACCTTCCCTTACGTAACGCAAGGCAATGACCCAACACAAGCACCGGATAACGCATTCGTGCAGCCGTTTAGTAATATAAACTCATCCAGCATATCAACCTACACAGATCTAGTGTTTGATAGCGTTGCGGATATGATTGCTGGAACACCTAAAATAACATGGTCAAATTCAACGATAGGAACCAAGTGTTCTACGGGCGGTACAGCATGGAAACAAATTTCATTTAGCGCAACAATGACAATAGACAACTTCAAGCCGCTAACAAAAGTTATTGTTAATGACTTTGGCCTTCCTACGGGAGTAGATGACACAGCCGTTCTGAATGATATCGTTGATAGGTTTGATAACGTTCAGATGTGTGACGACACTTATCTTGTTGATGGTTTTTTTGTTGATAGAAGCAACGTAAAACTTAAGGGTGTCGCAGTAGGTAGTACAATATTAAAAGCCGTACCAGGAATGAACTCTGGAATAATTTTTCAACTTGGAAAAACCCAGTTTACCGGAAACTGTGATATAGGGAATTTTTCTATTGAGGGGAATAATGACAACTCAAATTCAGAGGTTGATTCTGTTGTTGGGTTTAGGGTTGGCTCTGGTAATATTAGTTTTCCTGCAACACGAAACTCAGTAAGTAATGTATATGTAACCAAGGTTCATGATGCATGGCAAATGTCATACGCATGGTCTAACAACTACAAAAATATATCTGGGGGTTCTTGCTGGTATTCTCTAAACCTAATAGCTCAAGTTAACAATATTCACTTTGATAAATTCATTGCATTAAATCACAAGTATGCAATACGAGCATTTAACTCTGAGGGCGTTGAATTTAGCTCGCCACTATTCCAAAACTCAACCGCTACAGCGGGGGAAGATCAAGGCATTGAGCTATTCCAGTCTAACGTAGTAATGACAAACCCTTACTTTGAGAATTTTTCAGAAGATGGGCTTGCGGTTGTTGGAACCCCTTCGGAGTCGGAAACGTCAGCGTCATATTTAAAAATAATTGGCGGAGAGTCAAACACCGCATCTAACAATATTCTCAAACTGAGTAATTACGCATCCGTTAGTGTTGAAGGTCTGCGTGAAGCAGCGGGTGCATCCCCAGTAATTGTTGGGTCTGAGTGTGCGTTTGATTCCGCGAATACCAACGCTAGACTTGGTTTACGCGCTAACTCTAACGTAGCTCAAATGTCAGAATTTAATAACCTACCGAAAAAGGTTTACTCGCTACCTGTTAACAACAAAACCAACCTAACCAAAGGTGGCGGCGGTGGTGGCACACTTACCACATATCCAACGAAAGACGGGTACTTATTAGCGCAAGTTGATACGACGTTTAGGGGTCCAATCATACCTTACGAACTTCAGGCAGGGCGATTGTATACCCTTGTCTATTCGATTAACACACCCGGGGGGACTAACGTAACACTTAGATTGGATAGGGATATTAACCTACCCGCGAGTTCTGTTGGTGACAGAGAGCTAATATACCTACCAGTACTTATTGGGTCTAATAATAACCCCACACTGCTTATTTCATCTGCAAGCACTGACATAGAGATAGGTAAGTTTGATATATACGAGGGGTGTTATCTTGGAAGTTCTGATTTTGATTTTCCAGAGCAGTATTATTTTGAGTCAACACCTACTTCGGGGTCTTGGAAGAAAGGCGATCGCGGACTAAACAAGTCACCGAACGGAGGTGATCCTGAATATTGGCTGTGCTACTCTGACGGAACACCCGGAACGTGGGTGGCGATAGGGAGCTTGCCATAAACGCCGGAGACGTATAACACAGCCGTAAGTACAAAGAACTTTCACCCAGACACGGACCCGCGCTTGCGGTGTTCGTTCTGCGATGCTGACTCCGCCCAGTAACGGGCGCTAGATAATCTGCAAGATGCCTCCTTAATAAAAATGGAGGTTTTCTTTATGTGTGCGAGTATTCTTTTCGCCTCTGCTTCAAATTTAGAAGCAGTCGCTTAGGGATTTCAACAGTGTGGGTATCGTGTAGCTTATTGCGGTTTTTCTTAGCTTGCTTGCGGGGTTTCATCTTGATGTTCTGGTCAAAGTACTTGCGTGCTGCTTTTGCTTTGCGTTTGTTTCGTTTGCCTGATTTGCTTGTCATATAGATACCTTGTCTAGAGTTAGAGAAAGAGGCTTACCCTAAGGTGTGCAAGCCTCTCATTTCTGATTCTGCATCTCATGCTCATTGTCCCACCAACTGCAATCAGCTGCGCGTCTCAGGCCACAACAATGCTATCTCTCGATAGGTAGATAACTTAACCTGTTACCAAGGTAGACTAGATCACTCTTCTATTCGGCATAGCCGATAATGTCAGACACTTCATCCAACATATCTAATGCGATTTCGACATCTGCTGCACCAAAGTAGTTAACGGAAAATAGAAGCACAACAAACGAGATAAGCAAGATTAGCGCTCTAATTGGCTTGAACTTACCATCCGCAAAAATCCAACCCTTCAAGCTTGGTAGAATACTAAGCGCAACTCTAATTAATGCCTGACCTTTCATATTAAGCCCTCGTAAACTTCCATGAGATTACCATGCTCTATCACTTTAGCATGTCGGATAGCTCGTTTCGGAGTCTGCTTTGCCCATCTTGAATCTAAAGCCTCTGTAGCCGCCGCAGGAAAGTCTTTTGCTTCTAGTGCAGCAATCATCTTCTTAAACTTAAATAAGCCAACCACACCAAGCTGATACGCCATGGATTTGATGATTATCTGGCGGCCTTCGTTAAGTTCGATGTACCAGCGGTGTTTTAGTAGCTCTGGAACAACTTTGTTTAGCTCATCGTCAAGAAGTGCCTTGGCCGATCGTGGAGAAACTTTAAAAATGTAGTTTGATAGCTTTGCATTCTTGGGCCCAATCTTTGTGCCGATACCTATTGTAGGAAATCCCTCGGAGCAATGGTAAGGGTCTTCCCTGTATCCTTCTTCGAACTCAAGTAAATCTAGAATGGTCATGAATCAATCCTCATGAGTGGTTAGGGTTAATTATAGCATCAAGAGAAAACGCTATTTAGCATCATCTCAACTTCTGCCGGTAAAAATGGTTTCGGTGCTAACACGCTATCCCTTGCTGCCTTTTCCCTTTCGCATTGCTTCTTAATGCGCTTCTGTATTCTTGCTGATTTCATTAGGGTAATAACCTCAAGGTAGTATTTTCCTTTAGTCGCCCTAAATGTAAACCCGTATTGGTCCTCAAGATATCGACGGGTGTGTGATGCGTTCTTGCATCCAGTTAGTATTTTAAGGTCAAGCATTGTCAATCCGTGGTGTCGATTATCAAACAATACCTTTGCTACCTTCATTGTTTCATCGCCTACTATCTTTTTTGATGCCTTTTCAAACTGAGACACAAGGCGATCATCACGCTCCTTAGCTCGCTCTTTGATTCTTTTTTTAACCTGCTTCCTATTTGCTTCCAGGTAACCATCAGACTGAACGCCAGTTACATCAGCCAACTCAAATCGCTTTCCTTTGGTCATGTTAAATACAAAGCCATGTCCGCCAGCTAAAGCGCGTCGAGCAGCTGCAATCTTGCAAATGTCAACATTCAATTCAACCGCCGTTTCAGATGACTTTAGAGGGTTTCCAATGTTATTTTTATAGTGCTCAGCAAGTCTCTGAAGGAAACATCCATTATTCATCAGTTCAAATCTTTCTTCGTACTTCTTCCAATTCATCACTCAAACCCCAATCATCCAACTAGTTACCAACTTAGCAAAGTCATCTGCTTCCTTAGATACTCTGCGTTTATTTTCATTTCTTGCTATTAACTTAGCTCTTTCGCGGTCTTGCTTAATTCCTCTTCGGCAAGCTGCTGTTAGGTTTAATCCACTCATAGATTCACCCTAGTGCAACAACAAATACAAAGCCCCAAACAAAGCAAGCTGCCGCCCATGTTAAACCTTCAATCTTAAACTGGTGACGCTTGTTATGTTCGTCTTGAGCTTTTTTTGAGTATTGTGTGTAGTGTTTAATCATTTTTGTTCTCCAATGCCAATGAATGAACATGGCTTTTACCGATAATTTCAGCAAAGGCAATTACTCGAGACTTTGCTAGTTTGTAGATTTCTTTGTATGGCATGTTTTTATCCATACCCTCTTTTAATGCTTTCTCGATAACGTCGTCAGCTGTCGATACTTGCATCAACTGTTTGATGGTCATAATCTCGCGCAGGTTCTTGTACTTCTGCTCAATAAAGAAAAGCGCGTTATTTTCCATCTTAGCTAGTGACATGTAATACATCTTTGCGCTGCTCGAGCCTTGCGATGTTGAGTAGTCC